CAATTCTCTTACTTCACCTTTTTCTTCATCAAACCAGGTTAAAGGATATCTTCTGCCGTGTCTTGATGGTATAGTTAATGTTAATGGTGTATTTTTACCTTTAACATAATAGTGTCTGTCTTTAATTTCCCAACCTTTTTCAAGATGTGAAGACAATTTTTTTTCTTTTGTTTTTGTTGTCATAATATAATATAATATAAAAGTTAAAAATAAGGGTCAGGGCACCCATTGAGCATTAAGCTTTTTGGTGCCCTTATACCTTATATAAATATTAGATGCCTTTGAATAACACGAAGTTGTTAGCAGCTTGTACACATAAACATCTTTCAGAAAGGAAGTTTACTTCCATTGCATCAAGATCAGATGTGAACGCTCCACCAACAGAACCTGTTAACCAAGACTTCATTCGTCTGTCGTCAGCTTGTGATGCTCTATATCTCACGTGTAAGAATGGTCGTCTAATGTTTGTACCAAGAATTTGGTCATAAACAGTAGAAGTTCCAGCTGGTACTAATACACCATCAATTGAACTTACACCGTATCCAACAACTGGAGCAGTCTCAATCGCACCTCTTGTAGAAGCATCGTTTAAGTATTTCCAGTCTGTTTTATAGAAATCATAAGAACCTCGTCTGAAACCAGAGAATCCTAAGTTAAGTGCCATTTGCTCAGAGTTTTCAAATAAACCATAAGCAGTACCACCTTCAGCTCCAGAAGAAATAGCAGCAAGCATGTCATCAAAAGATAATGCAGTTTCTCTGTTTAAGAAAAGCATATTTTCTTCAATAGCACCTTGAGTGTCTAAGTTTCTAAGAATTGAATCAAAAGATTCTAACTGAGTAGCACCACCAGCAGCAGGATTAAATCCAACGTTTACGTTACCTCTATCTTCAATAGCAGCAAATAAACCTTGAGTACCTTTAAATCCAGCAGCAGCAGCAGATCCAGCAGGAGCACCCGCGGCATCAGCTAACTCACCTTCAACAACAGACATTTCTAGATAATCTTCAAATCTAAGTCTTGTTTCAGACTCAGCTTTTAAGTACCATAAATATCCTGATGTTCCATCTTCAGTAGCTACTTCAACCCAACCAATCTGAGCAGTGTCAGAACCAGATACAACATATTTGTTTCTGATAATAATTGGTGAATTAGAAAACTGAGTAAATGATGGTGTTATACTTTGATAACCATTAACAGCACCTGCAGCAGCAGTGTTGTTAGCGATAGAGCTTCCTTTTCCATACTCAGAACCTGAAACAAATATTTTAATGTTTGTTAGTGCTAAGTTAGAAAGATCAGCTGCACCGTATACAGCTACAGTTAAATCACCAGTTGCAGTGTTACTTGCAGTAACAACACCTTTAGCTTCTTGACCAGTCTCGTCCATCATAACGATAGTTTGATTTGGTGAAACAACGTTAGCTACGTAATCTTTAGGATCAGCTGGAGCTAAATCTACAGGAATTGTTATTGTGTTTACTTGGTCGTTAGTACAACCTTCGTAACCGATGTGTAATCTGTTTTGTTCTGACCAGATAACTTGGTCTGATGTCATTGGCATTTCAGCGCCTACCATTCTTAAGAAACCAGATAAAGTTCTGTTTCCATATCTTTCTACTTCTTGTTCGTAGATTTCTGGTAGATATTGCTGAGCAAATGAATCAGAATCACCTGGATTTGCGCCTCCGTTAAAAGACAAGTAGTTAGAATCTAATACTTGTTGTTTCTGAGAGGGTTTGATTGATCCGAATAATGGATCGATTAATTGACTCATAATTTTAATTTTTAAGTGTTACTTTTTTTATTTTAAGTTTTGAAGAGTCAACACCACTTAATGCTTTTACTTTTATTCCATTAACAAAGACTTCGCCACTCGCAACTTTGCGAGGTTCTTGTTCTATGTTTTTAGATTTAGCCATCATATCTTTTACAGCATCAGCTTTGCCTTGCTCATAAAAATGATTAGCTATAGTGTCAACATTATCTGCGGCATATATAGCTTTGTGATATCCAGCAATATCTACCACGTTGCCATCGTTATCAAGAAACTTCTTAATAGTATTACCAACATCAGACTGTCTATCTGCAACTGCATCAGCATTTTTTAAACCATATCTAAAAGTTTTTTCACCCACCTTAATATCAAAACCTTTGAATTTATTAGTGAACCAGTCTTTAGTTTGGTTTTTAAACTGAACATGTTGTTTTGAAACTATATCCTGCTCTTCGTTATATCGGTTGAAAAAGTCCATAGCTTTTTGTTGATCTTGAGTTACGCCCGGTCTCAACTTGATCTCGTCGTAATATTTACTCTTAGCATCTTCTAAAAAGTTTTGTGCTTTTGCAACTTCTTCTTTAAACGCAATTTTCTTTTTGCGTATTTCTTTTGGCTCATCTACATCTTCATCAAATAAATAATCTTCTAATAAAAGACTAACATCTTCAGAATCTAAATGAGGTTTTGTTTGTTTATAATACTCTCTAATTAAAGCTGTATTATCAACATTAGAATAATCAGCGTTTAATCTAACATAATCTTCTAATGTACCGCCAGTATCATTCATAAATGTTACTAGCTTTTCAATATTTTCTGGCAAAGGTTGACCACTTAATTTAGCATCTCTTTTTGCTTCTTTAATTTGGTTTTCAACTTGCTTTACCTCTTGTTGTACCTCTTGCTCCGTTATTTCTTGGATCGGAATGACAGCATCGGAGCTGGGCTCTTGTACTTGTTCTTCCACTTGAGGTATATCTCCGGCTTGTTTAACTTCAGCCAGTTCTCCTGTTTCTTGCTCTGAAATGGCATTATCTTCTTTTTTTATTTCTACTTTAGTAACTTCAGGTATAACTTCACCTTGAGCTTCTTTAGCCGTTAAATTCACTTTTACTGGTGAATCTTGTTTACCTAATTGCTTAGGTTTTGTTTTTGCTTTACCTTTTAATGTAAATTCTCCTTCCTGCTTTACAGGTTGATTTGTTGTTTCTTCTGACATAATATAATATAATAGTTAATATAATTTTTATCTAGGATCAAATTGCTCTAATCCAAACCCACCTAAATTATCCATTCCTGCGGATTCAAAATTCTTAGGAAGACCATCTGTTTTCCTTTGATTTATCATTTGACTTTGTTGCGTGCCTTGTATTTTTACTCTTTTATCTTTTCTATCTTCAATCTCTTTTTCTCTCATGCTTTCTTCTTGTATCCTAGCTTGAGCTAATTGCATTTGATAATTAAACTCTTCAGCCATTAAAAGCTTTTTAATTTCAGACTCTGTTTGCATACGTTGTATTTCAAACTGAGATTTAGCTTGTTCTATTTGAACTTTAGATTCTGTAAGAGCTTGTTGTTTCTGCATTTCTGCTAAAGCTGCTTTTTCTGCTGTTTGAGAATTAGCCTCTGCTTGAGCTTGAATATTCATCATGCTAGCCTCTTGATCACGCTGACGTTTCTTTTCTTGACTAAGTTTTAATTTTTGATTAGCAAGTTTAAGATTTTTTATTTGTCTAAGATCTATAGCGTCTGATAGACCAATACTCTGTTGCTGTAAAGCCATTTGAATATTTTGTTCTAACATTTGCTTTTCTTCTTCGTCTGGTTCTAGTTCTAAATAAATACCAAACTCCATTAATTGCTTTTCCATTAATTCACCTAACGTAGCTGTGTTAAACATAGATATAGAATCTACTAAAGCTTGTCTAGTTAAAGGAAACTCTAAAGCATCAGCAGCTCTTAAGGCTATATTTTCACAATTTCTTAATGTTAAATATAATTGAGCTTGCATTAGATGTCTAGTTGCTGTGTTGCTGTTTGCCGCTGCTAACTTTTGTAATCCAACTAAAGAACCTACAGCTGGAGTACTAGCATCTCTAGCCTCGTTTAATCCGGTTACGTCTCTTATCATTTGTAAATAATATTGATAAGTTTGAATCAAACTAGCTATTTTAGCATTACCACTACTTGTTTGCAGTTCTTGAATAGGTACCTTACCTCTATTAGGGTCTCCCTCCTGTGTTAAAGATCTACCTACAATACTACCAGTTTGGAAATACATGTTTAGCGCTTCTTGCGCATTATAGTTTGTTCCATTACCTAAATCAACTTCCGCCAATCCATCTACATCTACAAACACTCCATCTGGAACCATTCTAGATAACACTTGTTGTAGCTTTAAATGAGTTAACTGTATCATATCTGCAAAACCAGTTATACGACTAACAGTAGACTCTATCCTACCTTTGTACATTTTAGGAGCAACAATGCTATAGTTCATATTAACCTTGGCTATATTACTTGATGGTCTAGTCATGTTCTTTGCCATCTCCCATTTTAGTATTTTATCCATGCCCAATATCTTAGCTCCACTATATAAAACCTCTATAGATCTAGATGCTCTTTCGAAATTATCATTCTTGGGTGGATTAAATGTATCTGGTTTTTCTAATGCTTTTTCTAAACCATTTTCAGATCTTTTTATTTTCCAAACTTGATCCTGATATGTTTTATATTCAAAATATAAAACGTTTACAGTGTTATTGTTATCGTATTGGCCATAGTAATTATTCCTAAAATTAGAATTACCTGGGTATTTTTCTATTTCTTTTAAATCTTCAGGTGTTAAATAAGAAAATTGCTTTTTTAGTTCTTCTAAACTTATTTGCTTAACCTCTCCAACATAATATATATCTTCAAAATTAGGATCTTCTGTATAAGAATAAACTAAATTAGCTGGATCTACATAATCAACCGTTATTCCGTTTGATAAATTAAAACTAGTTTTACTGGCTCCTATACCTAAAACAACTAAATCATTTATTATTCTTCTTTTTGTTAATTGATATTTGTTTCTTTGCAAAACATTTTCAATTAATTCCTCTTCAGCAATTTCTATAGCTTGCTTATAACTAAGTTGCATGTGAAGATCTATTTCATCTTGAGACTGAGGAAGAGAATCTGGATCTGTTACTGTGAAAAAATCTAAACCAGTTTTTTCCTTAGTTTCATTTAAAAGATCTTTTCCGTACATGTCTCTCATTAAACCTGCAGCGTAATTAGTTCTTTGTTTTACCGATTCAGGATCTTGAGCAAAAGCTTTTATATCATAAACTTTAGCTGACATACCATTTACAAGTATATCTACAAACTTAGAAACAATAGGAACTGGTTTCCAGTCTAAATTCAAATAGCTTAAATCACCATTGATTGACAACTCATCTTTGTATTTTTGTACAGATTGTTCTCCTCTAGAATAAAGCCTTAATGTATTGAACCATTGCCAGTTTGTTCCAAATCTTCCTCCTGCTCCAATACCTCTATCACCAGCCCACCATTCGCCTTCTATAGCTCTTGCAACTGCTAATCCATATTCTTGTGTGCTTTTCTCTTCATCTGGTACTACCTGACT